AAACTAATGGACATGGTGAGGAAGTCTATCTCTGAAGCCAGGAGAAATGAAGAACTCACTGCACTAGAAACCGCACTACACGGATGCCTAGCCGACCTGCAGGAGTCCACAGCCAGTAGTGTAGAGCTGCAAGCAATTCTTGACACAGCCATGAAGAGTATGATGAGAAACCTAGAAGACAGGATGAAACAAATTCAGGCAAAGTACGAAGAGTAGTTGCTAACTCGCTCAAATATAAGGTACTATCGCCTCTTTGGACACAACTAACTAATTGTAGGGAAATAAGATGGACATAAACGTAAAGATTTTAATTAAATGTGTACGTGAGCGTACAGGTATGACTCACCGCGAAAGCACAGCAGCAGTAAAAGCAACACTTGCCACTCTGCGGGAAGCAATAGCTGATGGCGGAAGTGTAAACCTGAAAGGGCTATTGAGTGTGAAGCGGGTACCAAGAAAGGAGCGCACTTATGTAGGCCGCCTAACTAACACGACTACATTCCGCCCTGCCCACATTCGCCCTGCTGCATATCTGTCTGGCCCTTTGATTAAAGAAGCCACGCAAGAAGTATAGAAAGTGAAGGAGGTACTAAGTACCTCCAACCTAAAACTACAAAACTAAAACTACAGAAGAATTCTAGCTCCATCCCCTCTGCCAAAATCATCCGTACCTCTCCTATTCAAACCCCTAGGCCTAAAAGAAGAAATGTTAGGCGGCATAGTAAATCCGCTACTCGCGCCTTTCGAGACAGACCCAACAACCATATAAAGCAGCGCATGTATAAAGTGGTCAGGCTCACTGGTTGATACTTTAATCCATTGCTCCTCAGGCTGCCCATTATTATCTTCCAATCTAGTCACTACTTTCTTTATGTTCGCTACGTTGCGTCTAAGGTCGCCAACCTTCTCTTCACTCCAACCCTTAGGGAGTATGATCTTGCCTGCACCCCAAAGATAAAGAAGATGGTTAAGCATCTTGGTACGGTAAACCTTCACCACTCGCTCATCACTATTCAAAGACAGGAGGTCTGCAGTTCCTTGGCCGCCTCTAACATACTGAGCTTGCATACCCCAAGAAGCCGCTGAAACTTTCAGCGCAGCAGTCTGGTCAGGAAGTTGGTCAATAACTAGAGAACGAGCGTTGTACTTCTTCTGGATGTAAGTTAGACGGTCAAAAAGCTCAGGCTCTGGGAAATCGACAGCAAAATCGCCCGACATAGGACGCCCGTCTACTGTCTTATAAGTAGGACTAAAACGCTCCCACTCATGCACAGTCACTTCCTCAGGCATTCCAGATGCCCCAATCTTAACTCTACCAACTACAATGTCAGAGGTCGTCCCAACGTCACAACCAATTGCGCAGATCCTCTCAGAAGAGAAAATACTACGGTCGTCGATAGTTTTTAGACTAAACGCCTGATCGCCATCTTCGTAAGCCTCTCCTAACGAGAAGTTAACCCAGTCCCCATGACTAAACCCGCCCTTTGCCTGTGCCAGTAAGTTAGGAATATTGTTGTATTCATAAAAGTCATAAGGCTTTGTCTCAAACCCTCTGTGGTCTAGTACGTCTGGACGCTGGGCAACCCACTCACGATCTGTGCTAAGTAACTCTTCATGCAACTTCTTACCGCACTTCTGGCACTTAAGATAAGCACTGGAGATATCTACTTTAGGGTCATTAACATGGTCGCCTCTAAAATCAGAGACAGGGCTGTCAAAGCCAGGAATCACAACATCCTCAAAGAAGTTGGGTGCCTGCCTAGTTCCACATCGACCACATTTAACCATATAACGCATAGCGTTAGAGTTCTGAAGTAACCCATCGACGCCATACCCAGGAAGAGTAGGAGTGGAGAATCGGTACAAAACTCCTCGCTTAGTGTCGTCCGTGCCTGGTATGTTAAATTCCGTAGCGTGGCGAATACGAGACTCGTACTGCCCCGCCACTTTCATGTTCATAAAGTCATACTCATCCAGAATAACGGCCTCAGCAGGAGTAGAGATAGCCCCGCCGGTTGAGTCCTGTGTACCGCCCAAATGTACAAAGCTAGAGCCTACTTGCCTCAGCAAAGTAGTCTGAGTAGTTCCCCTTCCATAGTTAAGAGCGGGGCAGCTTTCTATGATAGGCTTAATCCTTACTGTACTATTTTTCTCTGCCATCTTGCCGGTAGGCATAACGTACAGAATATTCGCCCCCTTCATACAAGCAGCAAAAGCAATCGCCATCCTGATTGTCGCTTCAGTAGCACCGATCTGAGAAGGTTTAATAATACTGACCCTAGGGTGTGGCTCCATCTGATCGCCGCCCATAAACCAAGCAGCCTGAGCCTCATGCCCCTTTAAAGAGAACTTCCTGTCTCGAATGAAAGTGTTTCTAGTTGCCCAAGACAAAGCCCCAGAGAGACCTAAACGAGAATCTACTGCGGTTGCCATGCGGTCTAAATATTGCTGGTATCTTGAAGAAAGAGAACTCATCTATACATCCTGTGCTTGTAACTGGTAAAATAAACTGAACTGGTGGTATCATAACCCACCACCACAAATTCGGCAGGCATTCATGGCGACATCACCAAAGACTAACCCCATAGTAAAACCAAAGAATGTTCCATCTAAGGCTCAGTCGCAGGTTGTCGGTCAAAACACAGCCGCCGGAGCTGAGATTACTAACCCCGACCAGCGATACACTTTCAGAACTGGTCGAGAACTATTAGCTTTAATTAACAGTGGCAACGCAACCGCCGCTGTTCGTACAATGGTGCGTACCTCTGACTCTACAGTATCTTCTGATGTCAGCACTAAAGCAACTATAGCAAACAGCGGATACAAAATAACAGCGTATAACGCCGCTACAATGGAATTCGATCCAGAGGCTACAATAGCTGCAACGAACGTACTAAAGTCATTAGGCAGAGTATACGACTACACTAAAGGGTTCGTAGCTAAGCCATCCGTCAAAGAAGTTCTTCACAGACTGTTAGTGGACACTCAGATCACCGGCGCACCCGCTGTTGAGCTTGTGATGGACAAAGACAGACTACCATCTTATATAAGCACACTAGCTTATGACTACCTAAAGAAGATTGCTAAAGCTGACGGAGCTTGGTTCCCCCGACAGGCTTTGCCGCAACAAGACGAAGTTGACTTAGATTTCCCTAATATATTCATAAGTGAAATGCTGAGAGATTCGGGCGCGGCGTATGCAATAAGCCCGATCATCCCAGCACTTCCTGATGTGTTCGATCTTCGTACTTTCAAAGATGATATGCAACGAGCGGTTAACCGCGCAGGGCATGGCAGGCTTGTTGTTTCTTTAGACTACAATTCTGTATTTGACAGCTTACCAGAAGAAGTAAAGTCCGGAGATAAAGAGATTATCTATTCGGAGATGGAACGAGTCAGAGATCAAGTTCAAGGTGTTATTGACGAGCTAGAGCCGCAAGACGCTCTGGTTACTTGGGACTCTGCCACCGCTAATGTACAGGACGGTTCTGGGTCACGAGCAGACTACAAGCCCTTGCTAGAGACCAAGCTAAGCCAGCTAGCCTCTGCTCTTAAATCAAACTCATCCGCGCTTGGCCTTAGAATTGAAGGCTCTCAATCCCTGTCGAACACTGAGTCACTAATTTACTTGAAGCAGTGTGCTGGCATCCAAAAGCCGGTAGAAGATGTGATGACACGCCTACTTACCTTTGCTTGCCGTATCCTAGGCATGGAAGTTACTGTAGACTTCAACTTCAGGGACATTAACTTACGTCCAGAAGACGAGTTAGAAGCGTTCAAGAGTTCCAAGCTGAGCCGATTCAAGAACAATCTGTCAGATGGACTAATATCTGATGCGTACTTCTACCACATAGCGGAACTGCCTCCACAACAGACCTCCCTATCTGGCACAGGGTTTGCGAATGAAAAAACCCAAGGAATCCCTGAGACAACCAGTGGACCACAAGAAAATAAACTTCAACCAGACTCAGATGTGCCTAGAAAAGGCGGAGGAGAAGACCAGTGATTGAATACTCGATTTGGCTAGGCTCACTTAACATTGTTATGGATACAGCCGCTAAAGTGAAGATGGGACATGAAAGATACGTCCCAGACCACAGCAAGTACGCCGCTCTTAAAGGCCCAACAATGACCGCTGGATTCTCAGAGGAGAACGGCGTCTATGGATATATGACGCAAAGAGCGGGAATTAAAGGCCGCACTGCCGTCCTAAATATTCAAGGCGGAATGGTACAACGCTCTGAGTGGTGGCACGAATATGTAGGCATTTCATCTTACGAGGCAATCAACAGCGCACTTATGGCTGCTAGTAACGATGAAAGCGTAGATAGTATTTTGCTTGTGATGGACACTCCAGGCGGCATGGTGTCAGGAATTGACTCAGTGACCGATACGATGGCTAGAATTGAAAAGCCAATCATTGCATACACTGACGGTGTTATGGCCTCAGCGGGCTACTGGATTGGCTCAAACGCAGACATGGTAATCAGCTCAAAGTTAGCTACCGTAGGTTCTGTAGGCGCATTAGTTATCAGACAAGACATCACTAAGATGCTGGAAGATTATGGCGTCAAGATGGAGATATTCCGTGCAGGCGACAACAAGGCACGGATGAACCCTTACGAAGACATGCGAGAAGAAGACAAAGAGTACTTATTAGCTGAGCTTGATGAAAGTTACCAAGCCTTCCTTGACCAAGTAGCGATAGGACGTGCTCACAAAGTAAGCCGAC